CCACCCAGGCCGTGCCGTTCCAGTTGCAGTCGGACCCGTTGCCCATCTCGACGTGCTGGCCGATCGTCCAGTTGGTCGCGGGCGACGCCACGATCCCGGTCATCGCGGCGAGATTCGCCGGCGGCGTCGCGCCCGCGGGGGTGAACGTGCCGGGCAAGCCGGCCGTCGCCCCGGTCGCGACGATCTGACCGGGCACGGTCCACGAGGCCGCGGCGGCCCACGTGCCCTTGACCGTCGGCGCTGAGAGCGAGCTATCAATGGACGCACTCATGTAGGCGAGCCCCTGCCACTTGTAGCCGGGCTCCTGCTTGTTGACGACGAGGCTCAGCGTGCCGGGTGTGCCGGCGTCGGCCGCCTTCCAGAGGGTGAGATCGGAGGAATTGAAAAAACCACTTACATCGCCCTTCAAATCCTTCATCCCCGGCACGTACACGCGGTTGGTGTCGGAGTAACAGGTCACGTCTTCCATCTCGGTTTCTTCCGAGAGGGTCCACCCGTTCAGGGAGGCGACCTCGACGAGGGTCGACCCGCCCGCCTGATCCCAACTGACTTGTCCAAATTTGCCGGTCTTGATCGCCATGGTGTTCTCCTTAGTCCTCGGTGTCGGGGTCGCCCGTCACCGCGACGGCCCCCTGGGCGTAAAGCCACTCGATGATCGCGGTGATCGCCTGGTCGTGATAGCGGTTCGTGATCGGCCGAAAGGTCGGCGTGCCGATCGTCCGACCGCGGTTGGCGTGGGCTTTGGTCTCGCGCACCTTCGTCCCGTCCTCGTAGATCTTGGCGTGCGGCGCGAGGTTCTGGACCTTGGCCCCGGCGAGCGTCACCCCACGCGACGGGGTGACCGTCACGCCGCGGATGAGGCCGCCTTCCCGGTACGGATACGCGGCGCGCAACGCGTCGGCCGCCTCGAAGGCCGATTGGATCAAAATGCCCTCGGCCTCGCTCACCAGATTGGCCGTAAGTAGTTGCAGTTCCTGTTTGAACGTGTCCATCCCGTCCCATTTGACCGCGGCGAGCTTGGCCATTAGTCGAAGACTTCTTTGCAGGTGATCTGGGTCTGGAACGCTTTGGCGTTGCGATGGAGGACGCCGTCGACGTGAAACGTCCGGCCGTGGAAGTGCACGCGCGCGGCGGTGGTGATCCCGGCGTGATAGTGGCCGACGAGCGTGAGCAGGCCGCCGCCCTCCGCGATGGGGGCGCAGTACCACGTCTGGGGCGTGAGCGGCCGGACGCCGCCGGCCCCGTCGGTCTCGTCGAGCGTCACGATCTGCTGATAGGTCCCGATCATCAGGCCACCGTCGGGTCGCGATAGACGGCGCAGTTCTGGTGAATCGCCGGCCAGGGGTCCGGCGTGTTCCCGTCGCCCCGCTCCGCGTAGTAGTACGCACAGAGCAAGAGGATCGAGTGCTTCACACCGGGCGGGGCCGTCGCCGGCGTCCACGCCGGATCGGCACCGAGGTTCAGGTACCGGATGATCGCATCCTGCGCCGCGTCGAGCTTTTGCTGGACGTCGGCGTCATACGCGGCGTCGGTGAGATGCAGGTGCGCCTTCGCCTGGGCCACCGTCCACAACGGTGGCACCGTGATGCCCGAAAATTCCAGCGTCATGCCGGCTGCTCCTCGTCAGGCTGCGGGGCGACGGCCAGCTGCGGGGGGGCCACGGCCGGCGCCGCCGCGCGGTCCGCGGCCTGGTCGATCGGGATGTACTGCTGCTGCAGGTACGGGACTTCTCCACCGGGCACGGGGCCAAGGCCGTAGTAGGTGTCGCGCACTTCGTTGACCGACATGCCGGCGGCGATCGCCGTCTTCGCCGCGGTCGTGCGCGTCGCCGTGTCCATCCAGATCAGGAGCGTGTCGTCAAACTCGAGCGACAGATAGAGCGGCAGTTCGAGCCCGTCGCCCAGGCACGCGGCGATGCTGGCGAGATGCGGTTCGAGACACTGCGACTTGTACTGCAACTGCGACGCTTCGGCGTTCGCGTAGGGCGGTTGCTTGTTGCTGTTCAGGATGCTGATCGGCATCCCGAACACTTCGCAGATTTTTTCCTCGGTCCACCCGAGTTGCGCGATCAGTTCCGAGTCAACCGCGGACCCGCCGATGTCGTGATACGTCATGCCCTGGTCGGTCAGCATGATCTCGCCCGTCTTGAAGTTCGCGAGCGTGCTCTTGATGCGCTCGGCCGAGGCCGGATCGAGTTTGGTCGGCGCGACCAGCATCCCGGCGGGCCGGCCGCCCTTCGCAAAGAACGTGGTACTGCTCGATTGAATGGCCTGGGCCTGGGACACGGCGCCGCCGATGGCGTAGAGCGGCGAGATCCCGACGAGCGGATGCCACAGACAATTCCACCGGTCGTGAATCAGGTCCGTCGCACTGACGACGACCGGCGCGGTCTCCTGCTGGAGGCCGGCGAGTTCGTTCGATTGCAGTTCGTAATAGACACTGCCGTCGGGGGCGACGAGCGGTTTCACGCGCGCCGGGTCGAGGATGACGAGCGTCTTGACGACCCCGCGCTCGTCGCGCTCTTTCAGGACGTAGGTATTCCCGTAGAGCAACTTGCTGATCATCCACTGCTCGTAGAACTGCTGCGCGGTCTGGTAGCGGTTCGGGCGGCGGAGGACCGGCGTATACGCGGAGTTGGTCGTCTCGAACCAGAACCCGTTGTCGTCCAGTTCGAGCAGGAGCGGCGGCGCGATCTTGGCGATATCCTGGGCGATGCGCGAGACGACCCCGAACACGCTCGGATTGGCGAGCGCGTTCTCGGTCGTCAGCGCATCGTTCATCTGCCACGCGCCCGTGTAGGGCTCGCGGATAAACGGCGACCAGCCGCCGGGGCTGCGCGCGACGGCCAGCAGCGCCGTGACGCGCGCGCTCAGCGCACTGAAGATGCCCACGGGCTCACTCGCCCGCCGACGCGTCCCGCTCCAACCCGGTCGGCGCCGGCCAGTTGGCCGCCGTCAGATACTTCACCGCGTTGGCGTTGATCTTCTTCCAGTTGGTGAACCGCTCGGCACGCAGGGCGACCGCGTTCATCTGGAACATCGAGACGAGGATGGTCGTCGCGGCCACCGGCGAATCAGGGGCCCCGTCCATTTGCAGCGACGCTTCGCCGCTCGCGTCGATCGTCACCCCGCCATCATCGGCGTAGAGAATCAACGAGGGCTGCAAGGCAATGACCTTGGTCGTGACGGTGTTGCTCACGATGAACTTCATGCCCTTCCAACTGCCGCCGTCGATGTTGACGCCGGGGAACTGCGCGGTCCCGTCGGCGAAGGTCTTGAACGAGAGCGCGAGCGCATTGGCCGGCGACATGATGAACGTCAGGCCACTCACGGGGATGTTGTTGGTGGTGAAGTGATTCACCAGGCCCAGAATGTCGGCCCACGGGTTGGCGGTCGCGGCGGCGGTCGGGGCGCCGTTGGTGATCGAGGCCGGGTTGATGCCGGCGACGGCGGCCACCGCGGGATCGGTAAATTGCGCGTCAATGAAGCGCGCGATGCCGGCGACCATCTCGCGCCGCACCACGTCCTCGGCGGAGGGGCTCGACAGTTTGATGAGTTCCTGGGAGAGCACGATGATCGCGGCGACCTTCGCCCAGTCGAGCGTGACGCTCCCGAACGTCAGCGACGTCACGGGTTTCGGTTTCAGTTCCCCGACCCACGAATACGTGCCGCCGCCGGTCTGCTGGGGAATCTTGGCGTTGAAGGGGACTTTGTAGAGCCCGCTGATCTGGTCGACGATCGTCGCGGCGCGCAGGAGTTCGATGAAATCCTTCGAGATGTTCGGCTGGACGAGTGGGCCGGCCCACACCGCATCGGTCGCGGTGCCGGCGGCGACGGCGGCCTTGAGCGCGAGCGCGACCTCCGGGGTCGAATCGTTCCACCGCGCGGCAATCTCATACGCGGGCGCGTGCGTCTTGTGGGCCATCGCCTGGGCGCAGACGTAGCGCACAAACTGGGTGCCCTTCTCGACGTTCGGCGTGACCGAGACGTGGGCGTAGGGACTCACGATGCGCCGCACCGGCGTCGCGGTTTTGATCTGCAGCGCCTCGGTGTCCTTCCACTGCGCGATCGTCGTCGCGCACTGCTGCGCGTCGGCCGCGAACTTCGCGTGCTGCGTGGATTCCTCGTCGGTGAGGTGGCGATTGTCCTTGGCGGCGGTGTCCATCAGCCCCGCCATGGCGTCGGCCAGCGTCTGCCGTTTCGATTCCAGGGTGGTGATGTGTTCAGCGGCCGTCAATGGCATAACGTCTCCTTCAAATAGCGATTTCAGGTGCAGAATTTTCGCGCCGGGGTTGCTGGGAATGGTGACCGCCGACACTTCGCAGATTTCGATCTTGGTCAGACGGCGCGTGCCGTTTCTGAGGTGTTCGATCCCGCCGTCGAGGATGCGATACCCGATCGAGACCGCGGGGACGAGGCCGCTCTTGATCGACTGCCAGCAACTATCGACCAACGTCTTGAGCGGCCCGGGCTCGTCGATGTCGGGGATCTCGGCGTCGAATTGCAGACTCGTCGGGGTCGGGGTGAGCGTCACGCGGCCGATGGGGCGATGGGCGTCGTGCTGCCAGAGGAGCGGGAGCGGGTTCGTGTAGGTGGCGCCGGCCAGGTCGATCGAGTCGCCCTGGCGGTCGACTTCGGGCGTGGACGCAATGCCGCTGAACCGGTGGCCCGCCGGCGCGATCGACTTGAGTTCGAGGCGGCTATACGCGCGGTCCACGGATGGTCCTGGACTATATCGTCAGATATATTGACGTGGCTAGTAAATTCTGCTAGCCCACGATCGCGACCGAATATTCGGGGGTCTGGACGTTCCGTTCCATGGCGTCGATCGCCTGGATCAGCGCGACGACGCCGTCAATTCGTTCCGTTGAGGCTTTTTTTGAGGGCTTCAGGTTCCCCGCCGGGTCGGTTTCGACCGACACATTCCCGACATTCCACCGCAGAACCGGATGGCCGGCGTGCCGCAGGGTGCGCGACAGGACGTGTTTTTCCAGCGATTTCGTGGCGGCCGACAGCCCCGCGAACGTCTGCGGGACTTTCACGAGGGGACACCCGTCCTGTTCGAGGCGATAGATCAGGCTCGTCGCGTTCCACGGGTCGGTCGCGACCATCTCGACGGCGAACTCCTCCCGCCACGCTTCGATCTGTTCGCGCACCGCGGCGTAGTCCCCGATCGTCGGGCCGGGCACAATCGTGAGGTAGCCATCGCGCGCCCACGCGTCATACGGCACACGGTCGCGCCGGACGCGGTCGGGGATCTTCTCGCCGGGCACGAAGAAATGCGGGAGCACGTCGAACCCGCCGTCGCCGTCGGGGAACACGGCCACGAGCGCGGTGAGATCTTCCGTCGCGCTCAAATCCATCCCGACATAGCAGCGCCGGCCGCGCAGCGCCGCGCGCTCGCGCGGCGCGAGACACGCATCCCAGGCCGTCAGCGCCAACCAGCGCGAGGCTTGCTCGGTCCATTGGTTGAGATATAACCGGCGAAAATTGTTTTCCTGGGCGGGGATTTCTGTCGCCCGCGCGGCGAGGATCTCGAGGTCCTCGAGGCTCCGAAAATCCCCGAGCGCCGGATTGGCGGCCCTCCAGACCTTGCGACTCGTCCAGTCGGCGTCCTTCGGGGCCTCGTAGATCACCGGCAGAAACGTCGGATCCAACTTCGGGGACTCGCGCACCTTCTGGGCGTGCGCGTACAGTTCCCAGAGGATCGAGTGTTTGTCATACCCGGCCGTCGAGATCACAAACATCAGCGGTTGCGCGCGCGCGCCCATCGACGTCGACAGCACGTCGTACAGTTCGCGGTTCGGCGCCGCGTGCAGTTCGTCGTAAATCACCATCGACGCATTAAACCCGTGCTTGCTGTACGCCTCGGCCGAGATGGCGCGGTAGAACGAGCCACTGGCGCGATGGACGATTTTCTTTTGCGACTCCACGATGTAACACGCCTCGTCGAGATCGGGGTCATTGCGGATCATCTGCGCCGCGACCCCGAACACGAGCCCGGCCTGGTCGCGGTCGGCCGCCGCCGAGTACACCTCGGCCCCGGCCTCCCCATCCGCCAGCAGCCCGTACAGCGCGACCGCGGCGGCCAGTTCGGTCTTGCCGTTCTTGCGCGGGAGCATCAGCAAGCACGTCCGGTACTGTCGGCGCCCGTCCCGGCGCTTGCGGAAGAGTTGCCGGACGATGCGCCGCTGCCAGGGGCGCAGGTTGAACGTCTGGCGCGCGAACGGCCCTTTGGTATGCGTCAGGGTGTTGATAAAGGCGATCGGGTCTCTGGCGGGCGCTGGTGGCCCCAGAGGGCCTAGGGGGCGTGTCACCTGATCCCGGGGATAACTGCCTCGCCGGTCGGGTTTCCGGGGGGTGGCGGTCGGGTTAGACACGGGTCACACGCCAAAAAGATGCGTTGGGG